CCTAGAATCGGCCTCAATTGCCTTCGAGTTGGCCTGTAGCTTAGACTCACCCCTTATTGTAGCTACTTTTCAACATAAACGCAACAAGTATTAAACCAAACCATTTATGCGAGGGTTAATTTAGTCTAAATTTTTTTTAAAACAAAATTGGTATTATATTATTGCATGGATTACAAAAAAGTCAAAGGTGTAAATCACTATTTATACGACTCAATACAAGAATTTAGAGTACATCATCCAGATGTGGCATTAAATGAGAATTGGCGCAAAGCAAACGAGGGCGATTGGGTGCTTACAGATGACCAAAATGTGTGTCAAATCCTAAAATGTTACGATTTAAAGATAAATGCGTCCAATAAAGTAACTAAATGCGTAAGAACTGTCTTAGGCACCTTTAGAGTAGACAATATGAACGCCAAATTACTAGGTGAAGACGGAATTGCAGAGAATATATACACATTTTCAAGGACATATAAGGCATTTAAGGAATATAAGAAGTCAGGATTAAAGCCTAAAGAGTTTGTATTTGCAAGATATGTGGCTGAGGGTATGGAAATTACGCAGGCATACAAGAAAGTATTCAAGAAATCAAAGAGCAGTGAATACATTGCCAGCTCAGCCAAACAATTAATGAAAAAAGATGAGGTTAAAACAATGGTTAAGGAAGAAATTAAAAAAGTATTGCAGGAAGAGGGTATAACGCCTGACTGGATATTGGCCAAATATAAAGATATTGCCGAAGTTGCAGATAAAGACGCAGATAAATTGCGTTCATTGGAGTCATTATCTAAAATATCAGGCTTATTTGATACAGATACTAGGCAAGAGCAGCTTACAGTATGGTCAGGTTTTACAGAAGAACAGATGGAGGCCCTTAAAGATGGTAACAAAACAGAGCTCATTGCACACAAAGAAAAATAAACCTAAAGACCTATGCCCAATATGCGATAAAAACCTTTATTTAAACAATGACTATACTCAAAGAATTGGCTTAATTGACTCAGATAGGAAGGTAACAGGTTGGATTTGCCCTGAGTGTGATAGTGAATTTGATTTAAATAATAATATTGTGTATATTTACGGGGAGAATTCAATACAAGGAAAAGCATAGATGCCACATAATCCAGGACATTTAAAACCATTTACAAGTTTTTTAACTCAAGGTATGCAAAATACCAATCAAAACATTAATAATACTTACATGCCAACAAGTATAGGCAATCCAAACAGTCAAATGAACATGCCTCCGCAACTTACCTCATTTAATAAAGGTATGGGACAGCAACTAGAAGTGCCAGGCTACAATGAAGGGCCAACAGAAAATTACATAAATCCTTTTGGCCCATCAGGACCTAGACCTGACCCTGAAACAAATTTTAATTTTAACAGTGAATGGTTTCAAGGAATTATGGACAAGTTTTCAAATATGTCTAATTTTTTATTTCCAGATAATTGGTTAGCAGATTTAATTTTAAATCCTGACTATATTAATCGATTTGATACTTACCCTTCAGACAATTCATTGCCAAGCAATAAGTTTCCATCTATTGTGGGTATTGATGCTCCTCCTAGGCAGGGTGAACAAGTTTTATTTACAGAAGGAACGGGATTAGAATTTATGCCTGAAGAATTTGCAGGTGGAGGCGGAATGGCAGGACAATTAGCTAAAAGGTTATATTTCCCATCTACTACAGGCGGCTTTGCATCTACTGGTAGCGGAGTTGGTGGCCCAACAATGAATATAATGGAAATGTTACAGAATATGGGAAATAAATAATGGCAAGAGCTAGAATACGAAACAGAACAAA